GATAAAGCAATATCAACATTAGCAAAACAACCTAATCCATCTGCAAACATTAAGGATGAGGTATCAAGAGCTGAACAAGTTTCTGGTGGAATAGATAAATTTAAAAGAGATAAGGGTATTAGACTTAAAAAAGGTGGTATTGTTTGCCGTGGACAAGGGATGGCAAAAAATAAAAAAATAACTAAAATGTATTAATGTCAAGAGAAGATTTAGAAATTATAGATACAACCACTGGAAATAATCCAGAACAAGTAGATACAGTATTAGATGAAAACGATAACGTAATTGCTGGTGTAGAACCAGTTATTCAACAAGAAGAACAATTTTTTTCTAACTTAGCAGAAACTTTAGATGAATCTATTCTTTCTCAAATAGGAAGTGAACTTGTTTCAAATTATGAAGATGACAAACGTTCAAGACAACAATGGGTAGACTCTTACGTTAAAGGATTAGATTTATTAGGTTTTAAATATGAATCACCAGCCCGTCCTTTTCTTGGGGCAGCGGGAGTAACTCATCCCTTACTTGCGGAGTCAGCAACTCAATTCCAAGCGCAAGCCATCAAAGAGTTATTACCTGCAGGGGGACCTGTAAGAACAGAAGTAATAGGAGCACAGACTGATGAAAAAATAAATCAAGCTGGTCGTGTAAGAGATTACATGAATTATATGATAACATCAGTCATGAAAGAATACACTCCAGAGATGGATCAGATGTTATTCTTACTTCCTCTTACAGGTTCTTCATTTAAAAAAGTTTATTATGATCCAGTTTTAGGAAGAGCATGTGCTAAATTTATCAAAGCAGAGGATTTAGTGGTTCCTTATAACGCGACTGATTTATCTGATGCATTAAGAATATCACAAGTGTTGCAGATGTCACAAAATGATTTAAGAAAATTACAAGTTAGTGGTTTTTATAGAGACATAGACTTACCAAGACCAAGTTACAAATCTGACAAAGTTCAAGATAAAATGAATGAGATTGAAGGTGTAACATCCACCGATAATAGACAAGCAAATGCACTATATAATTTAATAGAGGTTCATACAAATCTTGACATAGATGGTTACGAAGATCCAAACGGTATTAAAGTTCCTTACATTGTAACAATTGATGAGGATTCAAGAAAAGTTTTATCAATCTATAGAAACTATGAGGAAAAAGAAAAGATTTTTTCGTTCACTACAAATTTTTACCTGGATTTGGTTTTTATGGAAACGGTTTAATTCATACAATCGGTGGTTTATCAAGAACTGCTACAACTGCTCTAAGACAATTGTTAGATGCAGGGACATTATCAAATCTACCTGCAGGTTTTAAATCAAGAGGTTTAAGAATAAGAGATGACTCTGAACCATTGCAGCCAGGTGAGTTTAGAGATGTAGATGCACCGGGTGGAAATATAAAAGATCAGTTTCAGTTTTTACCATTCAAAGGACCAGACCCAACCCTTTATCAACTTTTACAATTCTGTGTAGATTCAGGAAGAAGATTTGCATCAATAGCAGATATGAAAATGGCAGATATGAACACACAAGCTCCTGTAGGAACTACCATGGCGGTCCTTGAACGAGGGTCAAAAGTTATGTCAGCGATTCACAAAAGATGCTATTACTCAATGGGTCAAGAATTTAAAATGTTGGCTGGAGTAATTTCAGAGTCATTACCTGTGGAATATCCATATGATGTCGTAGGAGCAAGTAGATTGATTAAACAATCTGACTTTGATGATAGAGTAGATATACTTCCAGTAGCAGATCCTGATATTTATTCTATGACACAACGAATTCAAATAGCACAAGCGTCACTAACACTTGCGCAATCTAATCCACAAATGCATGATATTCATGAGGCGTATAAAAGAATGTATCAAGCACTTGGTGTAAAAAATATTTCAGGTATTTTAAAACCACCACCAGGGCCACCTAGACCTTTGGATCCTGCAACCGAGAATACTGGAGCGTTACAGATGGTAATTCCAAAAGCATTTCCTCAACAAGATCATAATGCACACATCGCAGCCCACATGTCCTTTATGACATCTAGAATGGTGCAGATAAATCCACAAATTTATGGTCTATTACAAGGTCATTTAATGGAACACGTATCATTACAGGTCAAACAAGAGGTGTTAGCTATGTTTCAACAAAATCAAAGCATGGCACAACTTCAACAAACTGATGAAGAAGCGTTCTCAATAGAGTTTGAAGCTGAAGTTGCACGAAGAATTGCTCAAAAAGTGCAAGAATTAGTAACAATGGAGCAACAATTCCAATCTCAACAGAACCAAGACCCACTTTTAGCACTAAAAACGCGTGAATTAGACCTTAGAGCGATGGATATTCAACGAAAAGCACAAGAAGAGGCTGCAAAAATGGAATTTGAGGCTAATAAATTCTCTGCACAACAGACTTTAGGGGAAGACAAGTTGAATTTGAACGAAGAATTAGGTAAAAAGAGATTAGAACTACAAGAAGAAAAACTAAATCAGGAGAAAAAAGATGCCACGTAGACCAAAATTTCAAGATATACCTAGACGTAGAAAATTTGGACCTAAACTAGACGATAAAAAGAAAAAAAAGAAATCAGGACCTGGATTTGAAAGAAAATACCCAGGACCAGCTAGTCCATTTAATCCTGTAGAGGTTTATGAAGTTAAATCTGGTGGCA